GGTGAAGGCAAGTTCCCTGAAGCTATTGTACCTATGCCCGATGGTAGGTCTATTCCAACCGTTATGGATAATAAAGGGGGCTTATCTGCACAACTTCAAACAGGACAGACGGTTCCTCTTGGTGGAGATGCCTTAAAACAAGTTGAAGGTATGTCAACAGGTTATGCTGACGGAGGTATAAATTGGCCAAACCATAGTAATCTATATGGCAATTACAAGGTTAAAAAGTCTAATAAGGCTTTAGATAGCTTCGGTCCTGTAGGTCCCTTAATTGGAGAATTATTAGGACGTTTAGGTCCTGCGGCAGATATGTTTAATCAGTTTGACTCCTATAGCGTATCTGATTCCGGATTTGAGACAGAGGAACAAGGTAGATGGAGAAGACCCGGAGCCTCTAGATCTTCAGAATTACAACACTTCAGCAGTAAAGAGGATATGAATAACGCAGGGTACTTTAGAAGTTCTAACTCATTATCTAGTGATGCTAATACGGCTGCATTAAGTAGCGTGAATGCGTTATTTGATAGTAACTTACCTTTTGGTTTAGGAAAGATATTTGGGAATGCGTTCTTCTCCAATGCGGTTTCTACACCTACTAATTTAACTACACACTATGGCCAGTCAGGTGGTATGGTGGGACAGGCTATAGGAGGGACCCCCGAGGGAGTGCCTGCTTCCTGGAGAGAACCCACTATGTTAGCTAAAGGTGGTATAGTTGGGAAGCCTACTAACACTATTATTGGCGAGGCAGGTCCTGAAGCGGTTATACCTTTAAATAAACCACTTCCTGTTAATATTGTAGGAGGAAAAGCACTTGGTAGTAGTGCCCCTATCATTAACGTTTCCGTTAATGTAGCTTCAGATGGTAAGGCAAACGTAAATGTAGATCAGTCTGGTGGAGGTAAAGATACTTCCCAAATGAAGGACTTCGGTGATAAACTAGGAGATATGATAGCGGGTGCAGTAAGACAAGAGCTGTTAGATCAACAGAGATATGGCGGCATGCTAAATAACTATACGAGGTAATAAATGGCTAATTTTAATACAGTGGTAACTTTTAACCCTACTAAGGGGGTTAAAAGAAATCCTACACCTAGGATTTTAAAAGCTCAGTTTGGTGACGGGTATCTACAAAGAACTGTTGATGGTATAAATAGTATTGAAGAGAATTGGAGCTTAAGTTTTATAAATAGAAACTCAACGGAGGCTGATATTTTAGTAGGTTTCTTGGAAGACAGAAAGGGTGTGGAGGCGTTTGACTGGACCCCTCCGTACTCCTCTTCCAGTATTAGAGTTTACTGTCCTAAGTGGGATATATCTCTTGTAGCAAACAATACTAAGTCTATCAGTTGTACCTTCACTAAAGTATTTGAGCCTTAGAAAAATATACCTTGACATTTCTGGTATATTTTGGTATAATAGGTTTTTCTAATTTAATTATCTAAAGTAGTGAAATGTTTATTAAAGAGTATTACTTAATCAAGTAGTTATAATACTTTGAAGAACACTTGGGCTATAATATAGGAGTAGAAATATGTCACAATCTGATTTAGTCTCTAGGCTTCATTCTCTAGAACCGGGTGTAATAGTAGAATTATTCGAATTAGACTTAACTAGTGTAGGGGGCTCTGAAACTTTAAGGTTTCATGCAGGTACAAATGAGGTATATGAGAATATAGTTTGGCAGGGTAACAGGTACGTAGCTTTTCCCTTAGAAGTTACAGGCTTTGAGTTTGCAGGTAGAGGTGCTATTGCACGCCCCAGTTTTAAAGTAGCTAATATTAATAACTCTTTTACAAATTATATACAGTCTTATGAAGACTTAATAGGTTGCAAAGTACTGAGAAAAAGAACTTTCGCTAGGTATCTAGATGCTTACTGCGTCATATCTGGGCAGTCTTTAAGTGGTACTTGTTCAAATGCTTCCTATGAAGATAAAACAGAATGCTTGGAAAACTCAGGAACGTGGACTCCATATACCTCAGGTACCTGTACAGGTACTTGGTATGCTAACAGTACTGAAGATGCAACAGCTTTTTTTGAGGATGATATATTCTATATAGATAGAAAGTCCGTTGAGAATAAAGTCTTAGTAGAATTTGAATTAGCCCCTTCCTTCGACATAGAGGGAGTTAAATTACCTAAAAGACAGATTATTCGCAATACTTGTTTATGGGTATATAGACATGCGGAGTGTGGGTACACAGGCACAGATTACTATGACGAAAATGGTTCTTCAGTCTCTACCGTAGAGCAGGATGCCTGTGGTAAGAGAGTATCTGATTGTGAATTAAGGTTTGGGGTATCGGGTTCCATGCCTTTTGGAGGATTCCCCGGAGCAGGACTCAAGGTAGGATAATGTTAGATATTAACTTAGATAAATTAAGAGAACAAGCCGAAGAAGCACTGCCTAAAGAGGCCTGTGGACTACTAATAAATAAAAAAGGTAAGGAAGTTTACATACCGTGTAAAAATATAGCAGACAATCCCGAGGAAGATTTTATAATTGACCCCAGGGACTATGCCGATGCAGAAGACTTAGGAGATATTATAGCTATTGTACATAGTCACCCTTTTGTAGAAGCTAAACCTAGTCAAGCGGATAGAGTAAGTTGTAACGCAACAGGTAAGCCTTGGTATATACTGGCTTGGCCTTTAAATAAGCTATTACGTATCGAACCTGACGGTTTCAAACTGCCCTTAGTGGGTAGAGAGTTCCACCACGGTATAGTAGATTGTTATTCTTTAGTACAAGATTACTATAAAGAAGAGTTAGATATTGAACTAGACTTTATACCTAGAGACTATGAGTGGTGGGATAAAGGACAAAATATTTATGTAGACAATTATGCTAAACAAGGCTTCGTAGTTATAAACAACCCTTTAGATATTCGTAAACACGATGCTTTCCTAATTCAGTTAATTTCTTCTGTTCCTAATCACGCAGCTATTTATATGGGTGATGGTTTAATAATACATCACGTTATGGATAGGCTTTCTTCTCGGGATATCTATGGGGGTTACTGGAGAAAGCATACAACGTACCACTTAAGGCACAAATCACTATGTTAACAAAAATACAACTATATGGGGAACTCGGAAAAGAGTTCGGAAAAGAGTGGTTTTTAGATATATACTCCCCTGCAGAAGCTCTTAGGGGTATCTCTGCAAATAATAAATCTTTTATTAAGTACCTAGCTAATATAGATCAATACTATGAAATAAGAGTAGGTTCAGATAATTACAGTTTAACACAAATAAGTAACCCCGCTTTCGGAAACACTATTAAAATAATCCCTGTAGTTGGTGGATCAAAAAAAGGGGGACTAGGTAAACTTATCTTTGGAGCTTTAATGATCTGGGGTGCTTGGAATTTTGCACCAGCAATAGGGGGTGAAGCTGCTTGGGGCGAAACAGTTGGTGGAACTGAGTGGCTTTTTGGAGGCTTCTCATATGGAGATGTAGCTAAATTCGGTTTAGGTTTAGCCCTTCAAGGGGCTGCTCAAATGCTTGCGCCACAGCCTAAGACTCCAGAAACTATTACAGCAGATAATGCGCCTTCTTATTATTTTGATGGGCCTGTTTCTACCTCCAGACAAGGGCTTCCGGTCCCTGTATGTTATGGGCGTATGATAGCAGGTGCTGCGGTAATTAGTGCGGGTGTATTCTCTGAAGATTATGTACCATGAAATCTATACAACTATATGGTGAATTGGGAGAGAAATTTGGTAAGTCTTTTAAGTTAGATATAAGTAATCCGTCAGAAGCAATTAGAGCTTTAGATGTAAACTTAAGAGGTTTCAGAGAGTATTTATTAAAGGACCTAAAAGGCTATCAAGTCTTTGTAGGCAAGAAGTCTATTGACGAGTTACAGTTAACGGATCCTTTAGGTGCTCAAGTATTTAAAATAGTACCAGTAATTTCTGGTTCAAAAAGTTCCACATTTAAAATAATATTAGGGGCGGTTTTAATATGGGCAGCTTGGCCTGCAATGGGTGCAATAGCACCTGGTTCTGCTGCAGAATTTGCCGCTTTTGAAGCAGTATCTTTTGAAGCAATATCTGTCTCAGGAATTAGTGGTTGGGGTATGCCCTTCGCGGGAGGGCTAGGAATGGGGGTAACTAATGGTATGATAGCAAAACTTGGAGTTTCTATGATGCTGGGAGGTATATCTCAAGCTCTAGCGCCTCAGCCCAAGCCTCGAGGGGAATACCAATATGCAGATAACTTACCTTCTTACCACTTTGATGGTCCTATAAATACTAGTAGACAAGGTGTTCCTGTACCTATATGCTATGGAAGATTAACAATTGGAAGTGCTGTAATTAGTGCTGGAGTGTACTCAGAGGACTATGTACCATGAACAACGAAGATTATAAACATATAAAAGAATGGAATACCGAGGGCCCCTTACTTAGAGAAAGAGCTATTGGAGGCTCCAAAGGGTGCTTCTCGGCAGGGACTCTCGTATCTACTCCTTATGGTAGTACGAAAATTGAAGAATTAAGTGTAGGTGATGAAGTATTTTGTTTTTCTGTAGAGGGTACTATACATACTAGTACAGTCGCTTCTACACACAAGCATGAAGACCACTCTGTAGTGCGTATCAAACATTGGTTAGGGGTAATTTATACTACTTTTAACCACTGGTTCTTAAGAGAAGATAATACTTTTCAGAGGGTGGGAGACTTAACAAAGGAAGACGCTTTAGTTAGTGACTCAGGTACCCTACTACCTATTGAAGATATTGCAGAAGTATCTACTAGTAGTACTGTATATAATATTACTGTAAAAGAATTTAAAACTTTTATAGCTAACGGTATAAGAGTACATAACGGAGGGGATTCCGGAGAGGCATACCAACTAGCTTCCAATAATATACCTGTAATGGGGGGTAAGGGGGGAGGTAAAGGAGGTGGTGCCGGGCAGCCTGCTAAAGAGGACCCAGATTCTTTATTTTCTAAAGCTAACGCTAGAGTACTAGATTTAATATGCGAAGGTGAAATTGAGGGTTTGGTAGACGGTGCTAAATCTATATACTTAAACGAAACAGCACTGCAGAATAGTGATAACTCTTATAACTTCGAAGATGTTAGTTGGGAACAAAGAACGGGGCAACAGAGTCAAACGTATGTAGGAGGTTTTACTAGCGTTGAGTCTGGAGTTGCCGTAGGTACTCAATTAAAGAAAGGCGCCCCCGGACCCATAGTTAGATCTATAAATAATCCTAACTTAGATGCAGTTTCTGTAACTTTATATACTCCTTCTTTAACTGTACAAAATAAAGAAACTGGAGATATGCATGGAAGTTCTGTGTCTTATAAAGTGTATATTAAGTACGATAGTGGTAGTTTTGTAGAAAGAGTGAAATCTACTATGGAAGGAAAAACTACTAAGAAGTATGAGAGACAACATCGAATAAACTTAAGTGGTTCTTTTACAGTAGTGACTATAAAAGTAGAACGAATTACAGACGATGCGGCAGATTTATCTACACAAAACTCTCTGTACTGGCAGTCCTATACTCAAATTATTGATAATAAGTTCACGTACCCAAATAGTGCTTTAGTAGGTCTTCAGATAGACGCTAAACAGTTTTCTAGGATACCTAATAGAGCTTACGATATAAAAGGTTTAAAAGTAAGAGTACCTACAAATTATAATAATACAGATTCTTTAGAGACAGGAGTTACTAACTTATACTCGGGCGCTTGGGATGGTACTTTCAAAACTGCTTGGACTAATAACCCCGCTTGGTGTTATTATGATATATTGACAGATGAAAGGTATGGTCTCGGAGCTTATATTCCGGAAACTCATATTGATAAGTGGGCTTTATACCAAATAGCTAGATACTGTGATGCTGTTGACGCATCTGGAACTTTTTTAGGTGTTGATGATGGCTTTGGAGCTAAAGAAAAGAGATTTGCTTTAAACTTATATATTCAAACCCAAAATGAAGCCCTAAAAATAATAACGGATATGGCTTCAGT